GTTTGGCTGTCTGGCCTCCTAGAGATGCGACCCACCCCCCCGTGCTGGTCACGTCTCGGCCTCCAGCATAAGGATTTCCATATCGATGCTGATTGATCCTGTTCCGTTGCTGACCTTTGCCAGCACGCCGATGTCGGTCAACTCTGGGAATTTGATCGGCATCTCAAAGTCCAAAGTGATGGTCTGAGTGACTTGCATGAACTCCTGAACCTTAATCACTGGCTTATATGGCGCGGATGCTTGCAGGATGCCTTCTCGCTTCAAGATTAGGATGTCGGACGTTGTGCTTCCAGATTGCTCTGGTGATATCCTGATAGACGCAACCAAGCCAACGTGGTTGCGAGGCACGGTGATGCTTCCGATGCCTGTGGTAGATGAAGGAAAGCCATTGAGTTGTATCTGCGCCCAATCCTCGCCGCCAGTTGCACGCTCAATGGTGATGTTGCCAACGTGCGATCCTGCCGACTGCGTGCCATAGGTTCCGCTTTCGTAGACCTCAGCGAGGTAAAGCCTAATGAAGCTGTTGGTGGTTGCCGCTGACGCTGATGCGCCTGCGGTAGCAATGATCTCGGTGATTTCATCCCCGCTGGCGTTCAAGCCCCATAGCCTCACAGACCGCGCACCAGAGCCGTTGGCTGTGTCTGCCGCGTTGCCACCCGCCTTGATGCGAAGCGGTGTCGCGTTGGCTGGCTGTGGCGTCCTGTATAGCCCGAGGTCAGCGACCGGGACATAGGTTGTCCCAACGGCCACGTTTCGCCCGAACTGGTGATGCACATGGGCTTGGAACATATTGTTGCGTGAGACGTGATAGGACCACGGCACGCTATTCTTTTGACGGATTTCGATGGCTAGGCCCTCCTCTTGCTGACAATCATCTTACCACAAGTCATGTTCCATGGCGATCTGTGAAGCCATAAAGAACATTCGCCGCAACACGCGCTGCTGCTGCTTCTTCAATGGTGTCAAAAAGGCCAAGTGACTTCCCTCGCCCGTTAACATTAATGCGGGCCTGCCACCTTCCATTTGGCTTGTGCCAGTAAACACCAGTAAAACCGCTTGTATTGCTTAACCTCATAGACTTGTTGCGCATGTTCTCCTGATTAGTAACAACGCGCAAATTCACTATTCGGTTATCATCTGTGATGCCATTTATGTGATCTATATGGTCACTAGGCCATTCACCGTAATGGATCGCCCAAGCAACTCGATGTGCCTTTAGTGTCTTGTAAGAGACCGCGCCGATTTTATAACCACTTTTGTCTTTAGCCGTGAATGCTTCCTGCAATGCCCAGCGCCCTATCCATCGTCTCGGCATATCCTCACAATCACGCCAAAACAATTTCCCTGTCTCTGGATCATAGCGCAAACGCTTGCGCAAATAATCGATGGTTGGTAAATCTTTTGCAGTCATCGGCGAACCTCCATTCGCTTGTTGATAGGGGCGAGGTTGACGTTGCAAGCGTCCCTCGCCTCGACAAGTTACATCAGCACATCATTTCAGTCAATTCCGCTTGGCATTTGCCGGGTGGCTTGGGTCTTCCGGCCAACCGTTTTCTGAAATCGTCTTATCAAAGCCTCGGTTCTCAATCGACTGAATGATCCCGCTATGGTGCGCCCAGCAGACGCTTTGCAGGTTGTCCAAATTGAAGAACAGATCGATGTCGCCTTTGTGAGGCTTGATGTGGTGGACGACTGCTGAGTTTGGATGCGATATGCCGCGCCGCAGAATAACTCCGCAGCCTTTGTGCTGGCAGCGGTATGCATCGCGCAAAAGGGCTTGCTCCCGCAGGACGCGCCATTGTTTGGTAGCGTATAGCTTGCGGTATTGGTTGGCTTCCTCAGATCGCCAGCCTTCAATCATCTTTGCCACGATGTCACCGCTTGACCGCAAGGTAGGCAAACATGCTGCCGTATGCCCGCTTGCAGAACAGGAAGGCCAGCTTGTCCGTCTCGGCTCTGGCAGCCGCGTGTCGATGGATGCCTCCGCAGTGCTGGCCAATATGGTAAACGATGCGGTCGCCCTTCTGTGCCTCGGCCAGCGCGACGAACAGGGCATCCGGCTTAGTGTCGCCTGTGATGTAGATGGTCTCGCTCATTCAATCACCCCGTCGCTGAGAAAGTCTATGTCGTCGTCCAGATCGGCCTTCGGTCGGCGGACCTGTTTCACTTCTGCGCCGGGGAAGGCCAGCTTGGCCGCGTTCACCAGCCCGTTGCGATGCTCATGCAGGGCGATGGCCACCTCTCGCATGGTGTGGATGGCGATGCCGGGACGCTTGGCGTAGGCGGCAGGCCATTCACGCCCATCAGCGATGATGCCGTAGACCGTGCCTTCGTATTCGTGTTCCCAGATGTCAGGATCGGAAACAGGCCGACCGAGGCTGACTGCTTCTGCGTCCATAGCTGCCAGCCCGCGCAAACACACCTCCACCCAGAACTTCACCTTGTCTGGGTCTTGGCCAGCGATAGCCGCATTCAGGCCAGCCATCGCCTTCGCCCATTTGTCTGCGCTTTCGACCGACACCAATTCGGGCAGGCGGTCCACGCCCCATTTCTTTTCGGCCTCTCTGCATGCGTGATCGAAGGGTGCCAAAGCCATGTCGCAGCGAACCTGAATGGCCGTCGTTTGGCCGTGCAGGAGGGTGTCATATTTCTTCTGGTGTGTCGGTCTTTTTGCCATCGTTCACTCCCGTCTTTCAGTTTCGCGGGTTCGCCCTGATACCGGGTCAACCCAGCGCGTGCGCCTCTGCCGCGCCGCTAGGCAGGCGGCAGTGGCGCGCTCTGCGCCGCTGGGTTTACCCTATAGGGCGAATTCACCAGCGGCGCAGTCATTTTGCGCCGCTGGCGCGCCAGTAAAACACCATTTTCAAATCCAGCGGCGCAGTGTCGCATTAGTTGCGCTTTGCCCAATTTTCGGCCTCTGCTTTTGTCCGCGCCATGATGGCCTGATCCATGTTCTCGAAATATCCGAGGTGCTTGGATCGACCAGTCCCGTTGCCAATTTTTGCCTGCCACTTCCCAGCAGATTTGTTGAATGTCACGCCCTTTGCGCCTGACGTATTGTTGCGCTGGGTTCTTTTGAACCTCTTTGCATCAGCGGTGCCTCGCACTTCATTCAGCATGATCTTTCCATATGCCAACGAAAGTTCCTTGATCGCCAGAGATAGCGCCGCCGCAATTTCTGCCTCTTCGCATGCGTCAAGGATCGAAATTTCGACGCTCTTAATCGTTCTGAGCAACTCTGCCTTTTCAGTGTCGCGCATCATAATCTCCATCATGGTTTTGCGTTATGCGCCCATGATACACTTGTGCGCCACTACGTCAACAGCGGCGCACAAATGGCGCACATCAAAATTGCTCCCCAACACGGCCAACAGGGCGCACACCTTTGCGATCTTTGCGCTGACTGTCGGACCGATATTCGAACTCTTCGATCAAGCCCTTTTCGTGCCAAGTCTTGATGATGCGTTTGGCTTGCGCGTCGTTTTTCATGTTGGCCGGATCGTCGAATGGGAAGGTCGTGACGACGCGCCCAACGAAGCGATCCTTGTCTTGTGGCCGGATCGAATAATACTCCTGAGACCCGTCATCTGTCCTCGGCCCCAGTTCGATCATCCGCAGCATCTCGTTCACGACGGCATCGGTCATGCCCTTCCATTCATCTGGCAGGTCGAATGGTACGCAGACACCGATCCACTCGCCGTTGTCGATCTTGACGCCGATCATCTGGCGATAGGTTGACTTGTCCGCAGGCGGGGCGAGATTGGCCTTGCCATCGTCCACGCGGAAGATGCCTTTGGCTTTGTCCATGTCCACGCCCAGCTTCATGGCGTCGTCTTCTGAGACCTTGTTGACGACACGGGCAGCCCGCGCCGCCCCGATCAGTGAGCCTGCGCCACGCACGCTGTCGATGCTGGCGTCTTCCCCGTTGCCTTTGCGGATGTGATGGACCAGCCCGATGGCAGATTTCGTCTCATCAGCCACTCGCCGTATTTCCGCCACAATGGCGTTTACGGCCATATTGTCGTTTTCGTTGATGCTGTGAGCGCCGACGAAGGGATCGATGAAGACGCAGCCGATCTGCTTTTGCGGTATCTGCTTGCAGAGGTACTCGACCAGTTTGGTGTTGGGCAGGACGCCTTCGCGGGTCTGGATGCCGAATTTTAGGCTGAAGTCTCGGCCCGCGTTGACGAAGAGACGCCCGCGCACCTCATCCGGCGTGATCTTGTAGTGCTGCATTGCAGCTATGACGCGCCGTTGGATTTCTTCGAGCGGGTCTTCGAGGTTGACGATCCAGACGTTGGTGCGCTCTTTGACTTCCTCGCCCAGCAGCGGCCTGCCTGTGACGATGGCCAGCGCCTCGACGATCTGTAGGCTGGTCTTCCCGATGCCGCCAGCCGAGGCCAGCACGCTGACGAAGGACCGCAGGTAGTGGTGGGCATATATCCAGCGGCGAGGCTCAATGCTGGCCCCATCAAACATGTCGTAGACTGTGGGCCAATCTGGGGCCGCCTCGGGGGCATCTGGGGTGTCAAACGAGCCGAGGTCTATGTCGTCGAAGTCATCGCTGGCAGATGCCTCTGGCGGGCTTTGCGGCGGCTCCATGTAGTCGAAGTCGTCCAGCCCGTTCTCGGGCAGTTCGATCTCGGCTTTGGCCGGGCTGATCTCCAAGCCATAGGCGCGCACGGCTTTGTCGAAATCCCCGTCATGCTCATAGTGGCAGAACAGGTCAAAGGCATCGCCCCAGCAGTATGAGTTCTCTCCGAGTGACTTCGGCTTGCCGACGCCAGCGGCTGCATCCGATCCAGACAGGCTTACCCAATGCGATAAGAAGTTCTCCGTGGCAAAGCTGGGAGACGTTTGATACCGAGAACGGTAATGCTGGGATGACCCGCGCCTCTCATATTGGTAGCGCATCAACAGGTCTTCGATGGTGTGGTCAGCGTTGAAGGCATCGACCGGGCTGACCTGATCGGGAAACTTCTGCCGACGCTCGGCGCGCTGGCGCTCACGATCTGCCCGCGCACGCTCGGCCTGCTCGGCGGCCAGACGATGCTGCTCTGCCCGGCGGTCGATCTCCTGCCGGATCGCGCTGGCAGCATCCAGACGCAGCGTGCCAGCGCGGATCACGCGGTGCTGGTAGAAGATCGGGGTGATGTCAGGGTTGCGTTTGGCCAGCGGCACGTTGGGCAGGTAGATCGGCTGGCCGCAGCGTGCAAGCGCGCCGTCAGGGTGTATGCCATTGGCATGGAGCAAATCGAACAGGGCTGTCTGGGCAGCTTCATACTCGGCCCCGGTCAGTACGCCCGCCAGCGGCAGCAGGACGCGCCACTTGCGGTTCTCTGGGCTTGCGCCGGAGGACGAGTAGGCCAGCAGGCTGACAGGCCCGCAGACGGCCTCTACGGCGGCCAGCACGTCGTCTAGGCTGGGGTTGCCCCGGTCGATGTCGAGGGCCAGCATGCGGAACGCCCCATGCTCACGCTGTGCGTCGTGGGATCGGCCATCGTGTTCGCGGTAGGTCGAGGGAATGAAGAAGTCGGCGTCGATCTTTTCCTTGGCCTGCGGCGAGGCTGCCATGCGGGCGATCTCGGCCCAAGAGATGCCGGGATAGGCTTGGCCGGGCTTGCCGATCAGTGTGTAGAAAGAGCCGGGGGCTGTCAGGAAGCGGATGTCAGACATTGTGGCCACCGACGCGCTTGCCACCAGATATAGACTGCATTAAAGTATTCCTTGTGTTGGGTTGCTCTCACACATCTTGGAACCTGCTCCTCCTCGGTTCCGCCTGCCTCAACTGAACCCCGGCGCGTTGGTCTCACGCCGGGGTTCTTTTTTGTTAGAACGGGATCGAATCGTCTAGCTCATCCGCAATGGATTGCCGCTTGGCGTCATCCAGCGGCTTGCGGGCCTGCTCAAACGGATCAGACTTGTTCTCGACCGTGTCAAAATCATCCATTCCGCCGTCGCCATAGCTGGCTTCGGTGACCTGCACTGCGTCCAGAAGCAGGCTGATGCCGCCGACGCCTTCAGGGTCGATCACAGCCACGGCCCATGCGCGCACGGTGCCTTTGGAGCCGCCCCAGAAGTTAAGATCGGCGACGGGCTGCTTTTGCCCGTCGATCACGGTGGGTGCCTTGTTGAGGGTGCCATCCTTCTTCACGCCGTTCCGCTTGGCGCTGAACTTGATGATGCCCGTCTCGTTTCCGTGTTCGTCCTTGAGCTTCTTCATGCCGAAGACCTTGGAGAACGGAGGCAGCTTGGTGTTGCGCGTGCGGGAGGCGTCATAGTGGGCGCGCATTTCATCGAACAGCGGCTTGGCCTGATCTCTTGGCATCTCGAAGTCCACGCTCCAAGCCGCGTTGGATGCGGTCTGCGCGCAGGGTTCGCTGGCCTGCTTCTGGGTGTTAAAGCGGTAGGTGCCGCTCAATTTCGGGTATTGCAGCGTGACGTTTTTCGCCAACACTTTCAGGAAGTCGGTATTATCAGCCATTGGTTTGCTCCTCTTTGGCTTGGTTTAGAAATCGACGGTCTCGGTGAAGATATCGTCGTCGGCGGTCTCGGCCTGCCAACGCGGCAGGTCGATAGTGTTAATCAGCGGCCAGCCCGTTGTGAAGTCGGAAACGGCGACGGCGTTGCTGATCTTTTGCAGCGTCTGGGTCACGATCATGTCGGCATGGTCCAGATAGCGGTCGGTGAGAGCGTGCAGGCCGACAGCGTGAGGCGGCTCTTTCTCAACAGCAATGAAGATGAAGGTATCGGCCTTGTAGCCTGCCGACCGAAGTGCGCGTAAGTAAAAGGCGCTTTGCACGTCATACGCATACTTCCGCAATTCACGCGGGAAGCCGTCTGGGCTGGCGTCGGTGGTGGTCTTCAGATCAAACACAATGCCATAGTCCGGCAGATAGCCGTCAGGCCTGCATTTGATCTCGGTGCCTGTGGCTGGATCGATGCCGAAGAAGCTGGCCTCGGCCACGAAGGTCGGATCGCCGAGATACTGTTCGACGACCGGGTGAGCCTTGGCGGCATCAGCGATGCGGGCGGCCAGATCGAAGTCGCCTTCGGGCAGAAGGATGACGCCATCCAGATCGGCGGCAAGCTGCGCTTTCTTCCACTTGTCACCGCGCCGATCTTCCGGCCCACGGCGGACCAAGTTCTTTTCCGGCTCCAGAACCAGAGCGTGAACTGCGCTGCCCAAGGCGAAGGCAGAGGTCTCCTTGCGGACCTTGCCTTTCCAGTGTGCCAGCGACTTGGTGTGGACAGCCTTCACGTCCGATGACGAGATCGCGGGGTGGGCGTGGTATTCCTTGTTGGTCAGGTCTCGGTTCATTGCTCTCTCTCCACTAGGTCAAAGTCATCAAAGGTTTCGCCCTGAACCCGCCGCACGGTGGCAAACATAGCGGGCAGGCCGTAGGCCACGCTGGACTCATAGGCGACGTGAGCCTTAGCCTTATGCGGCCAGAAATTGATGAGTTGGTTGCCAACTTCCATCTGAAGATGCCAAGGCGCGGCCTCATAATTTGGCCAAAACAACTCGCTGATAATGTTGTTGTCGTAGGCCGCCAAGATGAAGTCGCGGTTATTCTGGTCCTGATCGTCGTAGCGGGCGTACATGTCCTCTGGCAGCCCGGTGAATGGTCGTTTTGTCATTTCTTCCTCCATCCGTAATATGCGATCAGAGCCGCTTCGGCCCTTCCGTCGTCTTTCTTGCGCGCCCACAGGTGCGACTGATCCGGGAACACGCTTGATGCGTATGCCCTTGATGCGTCTTTGTCGTTCGACAGGCCGAAGTGCTTTTTCCACGTCGCTGGCGGCACTTCATTCGTCGGCACGCCCGCGAAGAACAGGCAGGCCTTCATCTCGCCGTAGGCCTGCGCGATGGTCACGGCATTCTTGATGCCGATCATGCGCGGGAAGAAAGGCTTTTCGATCCAAGCGCACCGCACGCTGCCGATCTCGGACAGGACGGCGCGCTTTTCCTCGATGGTGCCTGGCATGTCGAACACGCGCACGCTCATGTCGTCACCGTCCATGACAGCGATGGCACCCGTCTTGCCGGGGTCGATGCCGATGTAGAGGGCCATCACTCAGGCTCCCCGCGTGCGTAGTCGATGGCGAAGCGGACAGAGCCGCTTCTGTCGCCGTGCATTGGCGTGCTGACCTGATACGATGTGACCGATCCTTGCGCCGTGCGGCCAGATCCGAAGCGATATTTGAACCGCGTGTCCATGTCGCCGCCGTGGACATCGACCAAGCCGTCGATGATTGCTTTGAGTTCGTGCAGCTTCATTTTGGTGTCTCGCTTCCCGCTCTGTCGTCAACGCCCATGCCTCTGGCCTCATAGGCAACCAGAAACATCACGCAGCACGCCGCGTGCCAAAGATGGGACATGCCCGTCTCCCGGTCCATTGCCTCGCCTCTCCACCAAGCCCACATGTGTCGCATCATTGCGGAGAATGGCCTGCTCCAGTTCATGCCCTTTTCCCAATTCCGCGGAGCGTATTTAGCAGCGCCGAATGCAAGCACGGCGGCCAGCGCATCTTGGATTTCGGGTGCAATTAGGTGATGGGGCAGCTTATGCGCGTCGTTTTTGTGGCCGTAGTCCATGACCTGATGCGACAAGATTTCTTCGTTCTCCCACTCAGTTTGAGCCTCTCGCGTCATTTCCACGTCCCCTTGTCGCGCAGGCTGTCGATGCCCGTGATCTCGGCCAGCCTGTTGCGGTAGATCGCGCCGGGCGTGATGTTGTTCTGCATCCATCTCGACATGCTGGATTTTGCGACGGGGACTTGGTCAGCGATCCAGCCAAGCTTGCGCCCGCCGTCCGCCGCCCACTGTCTGATTTGGTCTTGTGCCTTCACGGCGTCCTCCTGTGCTTCGGTTCGATCTGTCTATTTGTGAAATAATTTTGCGTCAAGCGCATTTTATTGTTGCATGCGGTGCTGCGGGCTGTATGGTGGTCACACGAACTAGCAAACAAGGAGACTACCATGTGGATCAACACCCAGCACACCGACACCATCCGCCAGAAACTGGAGAATGACTTCCCGTTCATGAACTTGGCTGTGGAGCAGCAGTTCCCGTCCCACCCGATCCAAGGCACCCGCTATCGCGTGTACCGCACCGATGCCGACCGGGATGAGTTCTACACATACAACCCGGCAGAGATGCGTGAGGCAATCCTGTGCCGTGCAATTTGACCCTCGAACTCGAACTCAATCGGCTGGGCGTCATCGCCCGGCCTGCACCCCGCCCCCAGCCAGCGGCCTACGCGCCGCCACAGTGGAAACCAACTTACCCCGGCGAAGAGCCGCCGTTTTGATAGGAGAGCAACATGTCAGACCCAACCATCCTCATCACGCTAGAGCAGGCCGAGGCGGCTCTGGAGTGCATCGACCGCGACATCGAACGCAACTACACCGACGACCACCCGAACTACCACGACACTGGCGAGATCATGTTTCTGCTGCGCCGCGCCGAACTGCGCCTGCGCCTGTCCTCTGCCATCAACGCCAACAAGGAAACCAAATAATGCGTATCCGCGACATCGCCGCCGACCTGATCGGCATCATGTGCCTCTTCGGCCTGCTATACGCGGGCTTCCTCTTCGGCTTCGGGATGGGGTGGTGAGATGAACCTCAACAAAACCCACAAGGCCGAAATCGTCAAAAAGATCATGGCCGACATCCCCGTGATCGACCATAGCGCGCAGGCGCAGGCTCTGCTACAGGCCAAGGCTGTCGAGAAGATGCCTGCCGAGGTCCGTGCGATCTATGGCAACCCAGACATGCGCCACTGGCTGGCCACGCGCTACGCCTCACACCACACCCACCTTTCTGGCTCCTACGTCTTTTGGCAGAACAAGGAGGGGGGGGCTGGAGACTGGCTCTATGCCTACCGCGTTAACTACAACGACAGCACCGAGGACCGAGAGCTTGTGACCGAGGTCCAAGGACCGCTGGCCGATCTATCCCGCGCCGCCGAGGCGCAGTGGAAGGCTCGCTGGTCGATGGAGGAGAAGCTTGAGGCCATGCTGCGGGGCATCCGCACCTTGAAGCAGGCCAAGACCTTGCTGGAGCCGGAGCTTCACAAATACCTGCCGGAAGAGCCGCCCAAGGACATGAAGCCCGCGCAGGCTTCAACGGCGCTGGTGCCGTATGTCGTGGCTGGCCTGCGCGAGATGGGCTGGCCCAAGGATCAAGAGGAGGTTGCGTGATGGCTGTTAAACTTGGAGCAATGGACACCCACATCGTGCTGACCGCGCTTTGGGATTACCGCGAGACGCTGACCAACGGCATCGCGCCCAACCCGCCGCATATACAGGCCAGAATTGCCAGCGTTGACCGCCTTATCGAGAGTTACAAGAAATCGTACTTCGCCTTGGACAGATTGGGGATCATGTAATGAGCAAGCAAGACCTACTCGCCTACATCGAACTGCGGCAGAGCCAGATCGACGATCTGGAAAAGCGATACGGCACTGGGGTTCGCCCGGCTTGGGTTGGGGAGGAGATCGGCATTCTCTCCCACTACAAACGCGACGCCGAAGACCAACTGAAAAAACTGGAGAAAAACAATGCAGCCGACTGAACTTATCGTAACTAACCGCCTCGCCACTGGCACCACCTTCGCCGTCCTCGCCAGCGACATGACGCAGAACGTGTTCATCCCGTCCAAGCTGGCGCTGGATGCCAGCCTGCGCCCCGGCCAGAAGATCTTGGCTCAGATCGTGCCGAACATGAGCCAGCCGGAGAAGACGCCTTGGCTGGCGATCTCGCTGGAAGACGCAAAGCCGCTGTCCACACGGACGCTGGCTGGCCGGATCAAGGAAGAGTTGGCTGGCGGGGCAGCTACGACTTACGAACTGGCATCCATCCTTGGTGCCAGCTTCGATGATGTGTTGGCCGAGTTGATCGAAATGCGCCTGCCCAGCACAAACCTGTGGGCCTTGGACATGCGCGAACTGACGGAGGTGCAGGCATGAGCATTCCCCGCAACATGACAGATGCTCACTTGGCCGCCGTGATGGACGCCATGCCGGATGAGTTAAGCGAGGCCGAATTGTGCGCCCTGACGCTGACGCTCTACAGCGCGTTCATCGATGATCCCGCTGAGATAATCTCTGAACTGCTCACTGCGATCTATTGCTTCGGCGAGAGCCGGGGAATGAGCAAAAAAACAATATCCATCGGTCTTCGGCTTTCCGTAGACATGCACGACGCAACCCCAACCAAGCAAACAGCACACTAGGGAGATAGATATGTTCTGGCGCAAAGAACCAAAGACCATGCCGCACCGCGACATCCACGCAGAGGCGGCACTGGGGATCAGCAACGCGGCGCAGGTGCTGCCAGCAGGGCGTTTCATGGCCCTCGTTTACTGGGCCATCGTGGAGAACCGCCAGATCAGCGTCGAGGACATCGACGCGCTGGCCAATCGGCTGTCGCGGGCAGCTTGGGAGCGGGGACGGAAATGAGTGATAAGAATTGCTGCGGCGCTTGCGGATATCCAATACACGCGACCAAAGACAAGGCTTGCGATTGGTGCCGCCAAACCGCCGACCGCATCGAAGAACTGACCGCCCGCGCCGAGAAGGCAGAGGCCGTGCTGAAAGAGGCGGTGGATGTGCTTGAAGCGTTTGCAGGTGTTGGAGACATACTGCGGGGATGGTCCGTGGAAAACGTTCAGGCGGCGCAGCCTGAAAAAATCGTTGAGGTTATGCAGAAGATGGCCGAGCGCTGCGACGCTGCGGAAGCCGTCTTCGCCAAACACGGAGAACAGCCATGAGTGACGAAGAACTGGTGAAGCGGCCGCGTGATTTTGCGGAGGATGCATACGATGACCTAGCCGCCGACCGCATCGAAGCCCTGCTTAACCTAAACGAAGCCTTAGTGGAGTTAATGGACGACCGTGACGCCAAGCTGGCGAAGGCGGTGGAGTTGCTCAAGGAGGCGCGGCAAGACCTCGAGTGGTATGTCACCCACGAATGGCCGAAGGACGAGCATCCAGTCTACGAGCGTAAGTGGGAGCGAGACATGGAACTGTGCCGCCGCATTGACGCCACGCTGGCCGAGATTGAGGGAGAGAAGGGATGAGCAGTCTTAAACTATACAGAACGACCAAAGGCGAGATGGAACGGATCATGTGCGACATCACATATCCGCATCCTGTCTACTTCGACCGACCTTCTAAGCGGCTTGCAAAGCATGATCTCAAGGTCATGTTGCACGAGCGGGCAGAGGAGGCCAAACGCATCATTGATATGATGGAGCGTATGGCTGAGGCCAATGTCGAGAACGCGAGGCTTCGAGATTACATCAACGCCCTGCATGACTTCCACAACGCATTTGGTTTTTTCACTGTGGAAGCGCCCGGTAGACCGCATCTTTGGGAAGTGTAGCCAATGCCCCGTGACCCATCCAACAGCCCCGGCGCGAGAGCGTTGAGGCAAGCGGGCTACGTCAAGTTGCCTGCGTGGTGGGTGACTGAGGAACAACTGCAACTGATCGAATACATGGCCAAGCAGAACTTGGCAGAGATCAACAGAATAAAGGACCAAGCCGAATGGCACCGCCGAGACGACTGATTACCCGCGACATGATCCAAGCCGCCAAAGACCAAGGCTGGCACCTAACCCTCACAGCGGAACACTACGGAATGCACCGATCTAGCATCGCAGCCGCCTGTGAGCGTTTTGGCATCGTTCTGCCGATGCACCCATTCTCGCCGCAGCGGGTCAGCCCAAAGAGCAAAGTGTGGCTCGACATCGCTGACGGCGAGACGAAGCCCAAGGTCAAACTGTCAGCCAGCCCTGCGGCGGTCAAGCGCACCTTGCGGCGGCTTCAGAACGAAAAGCGGTTGCAGGCCACAAACTGAGCCGCTAAAACGAATTGCGAGGGGCGCAACACATCCAAGAAACCGTCACGGGTGGCTTTGTGTTGGTCGAAAATCAGACTGCGCTACGGCTCATTTTCACCAGCGCGCCCCTCGCGATCCATCATTTCCCGCAGCATCTCCAAAATAAGGTCGCCGAACTGGCCAAATGGAATGATGGCCCGATGCTGACCGAACCAGACAATCAGGCCATCGCGGGTCACCCGCCAAGACGCTATGGGATAGCCGTCTTTCACCCCAGCAGCTTCGCCAGCGTCTTCGGGCCAGCCACGCCGTCAGGGGTTAGACCGTTGGCCGACTGCCACTTCTTCAGGGCCGCCTCTGTGCCGGGACCGAAGCTGCCGTCAGCAGTGATCCTAAGTGCGACCTGCATCCGCTTAACGTCGTGGCCCGTCGAGCCAACGCGCAGGACGCCCGTAGAGGCCGCAGGAGCGGCGGCAGGGGCGACAGCATCGATCTTGCCACCCAATGCCGCCATAGCCTTGGCATAGCGCGCCTGACGGTCTGCAAGGCCGATGTCGCCGCCGTTGATGATCTTGGTCAGTCGGACCACGTCGCCTGTGTCGGCCACCTCGTTCAGGTTACGGCTGCCCCAGAACCACAGTGCGCTCTCAAGTGCGCCCTTCTTGGTCAGCAGGTAGGCGGCGGCTTCCTCGGCGGTCATGCCAACGGTCTTACCAAAAGCCGTCGTATTTGCACGGCCAGTAACCTGCTTCAGACCTTTTCCAGAAAAAAGCCACCCGTCGCCTTCCTTCACATTGCCAAGAGCGCCGCCCTTGGAGCGGTTCTTGTCCATGTAGACGTAGTTGGCGATCTTCTCGGGCTTGCCAGCATACTCTGCGGCGTTCTCTTTGCCGGGGCCAAAGTAGCGCGGGAACACCTTCAGGAGGGTGGCCTCCTTGTAGTTCAGGTTCTCCTGCAAGACGCGGAAGTCCATGCTCTCATGGGCGCACTGGCTGATAAAGCCAGCGATGCGCTTGTCGGTGGTGATGCCGTACTTGGGCAGCATCTCATTGAGGGCGGCGCACCATTCGCCAGCTTCCTTGTTGGTCGGAATCATCACGGCCAGTTGGGCTTCGGTAATTAGGCTCATTTATTGGCTCCTTATTCGCACCAAGAGGACTTAGCCTCGCCTTTGTAGGGGCGGGCTAGACCCGCCTCAATCAGCATCTCAGAAAGCCCGCGCCCGTCCAAAACGACCATGCCTAGCACGCGGCCACCATACTTATCCCAGCTTTTGATGTGAATGTTGACTTCTTTGGCTTCGGCAACGGCGCGCTGAGTGAAACGTGTTGCTTCCACCGCCCTCTTGGCTTCAGCCTCGCACTTGGCGCGAGGTGCTTTCTCGGGCGTATCAACACCTATCACGCGGATCGACAGCTTTGGCGGGAGAGGCTTTGGTAAAAAGTCCACGGCGATCTCGACGGTATCGCCGTCGATCACGCGGGTGATCTCATAGGGTGTGGCCAGCGCAGGGCTGGCCGACAAGAGCAGGATGCCGAGCCACTTCACTTCTTTGGCTTCTTCTTCAGCAGACCGCCCAGCACAGTTTCCTGCGCCATGTCTTTGCCCATGCCGCCGAGCAGGTCACCGACGTTGCCAGTGGTAGCGATCTTAATGGCACCTTCGACCGGATCGGGCAGGTCCACCTTGTCCAGCACGGCGTCCACGGCCTTCTCTTTAAGCTTGCGGCCAACAAGCATTCCGATCATGCGTCCGATCATTCTGTGTATTCCTGTGTTGGCGGCTCACTGCCAGCCTTGTTGCGGTTGCTTCCTGCGGACAGCACGCCACCCAAGGCACCCACCAGAAACGAGGCGATTGGCGTGAGGATGGAAAACAGTGCGCGGTCGTTTTCGCTGCTCTCGCCCAGCGGCTGGGTGACGAAGATCAGCGCGTAAAGCGTGAAGAACACGATGCCGCCCAAGGTGCAGGTCAGCGCCACGCCGATGAAGTAGCGCAGCTTGGCTTCCATGAAATCAGGGTCGTTCTTGCTCATTCCGAAACTCCTGTCAGATCGGTCGCACAGTTTTTAGTGCGAACGCAGATCGGTGGTGTGCATTCCAAGGCGGTCCAGTTCTCAGGGTCTTGGCATGGGTAACGATAAAAGCCGTCGCCACTGAGCCACAGGATGCCGAATATGCCAGCGACGAAGGCCAGCCATGTCAGCTTTTCTCGCATGTCACCACCTCCCCAGATAGACGCCCCAGAAGTACAGGCCCACGCCTGACAGTGCTATAGCCACCAAGATTATGCCAGACCACAGCAAAAACTCAACGATGCCCTCAATGATCTCGCGACGGCGATAGACCTGCTCACGCTGCTGCTCTCGAACCCGACGCTCAGTTGCCTGAAAATCTAACCAGGCGTCGTTCCCATAGCTGTAGCTGATGAGCTGCCGCAGCTCCCGCCTTTGCTGTTCGCACTGCTTCTGCGCGGCGAAGATGTCGATGGCGCTCTTTTGGTTGCCGCCGCCGAACAGCGTCTGGAACACGCCGGGAGGCTCGTTGGCCCTGTCCGCCGCGTAGGCAATGTCAGAGACGGCCTTGCCCCATTCGGACAGTTGGGACGCCATGTCTTGGATTTCGCGGCCAGCGGCAATGCCCTGCTTCAGCAGGCTGAAGGCCTTGCCACCAACGCTGATGGCCATGCTGATTGAAACTGGGTCAAACATCACAGGCTCCAGAACGGCGGGCAGGGATAAAGCGGGTGAACCGCCAATGCTATGTCCGCAGTATACCTGCAAATCTTGACAAATACCATGCGCCCGTCGATCCACAGGTGGGTGTAGGCCACCCAGATCAATGGCAGTGTCACTTCGCTAGGCTTCGCATCAGTTCGTCGATCTTCTTGTCAAGATTGTCCAGCCGCGAGATGACCCGGTTCATGTCGGCGTGCATGTCGGCCCGCGTGACGTAGTCACGGGCTACTTCCTCCCGCGTCCTGTTCAGCAGGATTTGCAGCCGTTTGACCTCTTCGACATGGTTCTTCAGCACCCAGCCGATGAGGCCGAGTGCTGCTGATAGACCGAGGCTCCAAAGCGTTTCCGGGGTCATAGATCACGCCTCCGGGTAGGGATAGCGCGCCTTGATCTCGGCGACCTTGGCCTCCCATTCGGCGACCGTTGCCTCGCCGCGCTGGGACATGAAGAACAGGGGGTCCGCTTCGACGGTATACGCCACGCGACGGGCCGATTCCTGCTGTTCTTTTGTAACCGGGCTTGGGTCAACCGGAGCATCAATGATAGTTTCTTCTCCGGTGATGAGGCTGATTTCGCGCTGCATGTTTTACTCCCAGAAAATGTTGATTGCGCCAGCGGTGAACGTAAGAGCTCCGCCTGCTGTGGTAACTCTAATCCGATCAACAGCGGCGGCTGCCGCAATGCGTGCTCCTGCTGCGCTGCTATTGGAAGTGTTCCCAATTGTCATAGTTCCGACCCAATCGTTCCCGGTCCCCGTTCTATACCACACCGCAGCGCCGCTGTTGGCAGCGCCTGAGGTTCCATTAATGGAGCCAAGACCCGTTGTCAGTGAGGTGTTACCTCCTTGAGTGAAGTAAGCCCCGACATAGCCCGTTGCGATATAGCCCGCCGATGTTCCAAGTTGAACGAGCAAAGTATCGTTTCCACTTGTCACTACGCCTTCCAAAATCATCGTAATTCTTGTGGCAGATGAAGGGATACCAGTGAACCCAATTGCCGTCCCGCTTGTTGCAGCCACCTCCGTACCGTAAGTTGTTGTAACCAGATCAACTGCTGCTTTCACGAAGGCCGTCGTCGCAAGCTGGGTGGTGTTGGTCCCGGCGGTTGCCGTCGGCGCGGTAGGCGTCCCGGTGAGCGCGGGAGAGGCGAGCGCCGCCTTCGCATTAAGCTGCGTCTGGATCGCGGAAGTGACGCCGCCCACGAAGTTCAGTTCGGCAGCCGTTGCGGTGATGCTGGTCCCGGCGATCTGGAGTGTGGTGGCGTTGACCTGCCCAGCAGCCCCGTAGACCACGGCCTTGCTGTTGACAATCGTGCCAGCCACGGAACCATCGACCAAGTTAAGTTCCGTCCCGGTCGATGTCACAGTGACGCCGCCGACAATCGGAAATGCCTGATCTGTGGTCTGATTGAGAAGCGCCACACTGATCCAAGCGTCGTTGGCCTCGGCTCGGATTTTCAGCGTGTCGGTGGCAGTGTCATACCACCATTCGTTGGCATACATGGTCGTCGGTTGGGTGGCCCCACTGTTGTTTGAGACAACGGCGGCCAGCGCGCTGTTGATATCCGCTCGGACGTTTGCTGCCGTATCGTTGGCGATCACATAGTCATGCTGTGCCATTTCATCCCTCTCAAGCGTAATTGCCCGTTGCACTCAATTCGCTAATTGCAGGCGAGATGCCGAGCGTATCCGAGCGCAACTCTACCTTAAACCTTAACGCACGGCCATAGACATTTGCCGCCCTGATCTTTCGCCAAGGCGACCACGTCGGCGAACCTGCCGGGTTATCATTCGTCGTGCTTACATAGGCCGTCACGGTGGTATCGTTAAAGTTTGCCGTTCCCGTCATGGCGTCCCAAAGACCAGAAACCGTATCAAGCGGGCCAGCCAGCGCATCAAACCCGCCGCCCAAGCCGTCAAATCGACGTGTCACCATGTCAACCGTCACAAAGCCCTGCTCTGGCACGGTGCGGTCGATGATGTTGGCAAAGAAATATGTGCCGCTCGTCTTATCATATGAGATACCAAGCGCATCCCACTGCCCTGACAGGCTGTCCAAATTTCCGACCAAACTGTCAAAGTTCAGGGCAGTCCCAAGCCGCACTTCTGCTTCCTGCACGACCACATCGCTTCTCGCACCCGAGAAGCCGGGATGCTCCGTGATGGACACAACATTGGCTCTGGCGACGACATCATCAGCCGTAACGACGACCGATGTAGAATTGGTGGACTGCACGCCCGTCTTATCGACGGCTTTGATTAAATATGTGCCAGCCTTGGACGGGACGATAACCTCTGTAGACGGCCTTGCGACCTTCTCCACATAGGTCACGGAATCTGCCCAAGTGGCACCTGTCGTCTCTTTGGCGTGCCGGATGATGTAGTAGGACAGGTCAAGATCAGGCACTGCATCCCAAGAAAGATTGATGCTGTCACCGTTCACCTCGGCGGCAAAGCCAGTGACATCCTGCGGCGGCTGAGACAGGCCTTGGACCTGATAGCCAGTGCGGGTTGTATAGTCGCCCTTGACGCCAAAGCCATTGACCGCACGCACTCGGAAGTCATAGGTGCCGTCTTCAATATCGTTGATCTCGAACAGGCCAAGTTCGCCATAGCCTGCATCGCGCCAAGGTGTTTCGGATGACTTCTTGAACTCGACTTGCACATAGTCAATGAAGCCAGACAGCGAAGATGTAGTCGTCAGCGACACCACGTTGGACAGCTTTTCGTGGTAAACCCGCAAGGCATCCGACACCGAAAGCCCGAGCGTCGGCACGCTGCTGTAATCCAGAAGCGTCGTGTTGTTCGAAATGATCTCAGATTCTTCTGCGTTCCAATCAAAGGCTGCCGACGAGGTTTCGCGCAAGACCAATGCAACACGCAGGCCACCGCCGTCAGCGATCACAAGTCGCCAAGATGCGACCTCAAACTCTTTGGCAGCCCAGCCATAGCGGTCGATGGTCAGGTCAATGATGTCGCCAACCTCAACGCTCAGAGCGGCAAGCCCGAATTCAGCACTGATGGTCATCTGCTCACGCGATCTGAACAGCTTCTGCTTGGCCAGCCGCTGCGCTCTGGCAGCATTGGTGACAAGGTTCAGGCCAACGTCGATGCTGTTTTCCAGCCCGCCGTCTTCCGCAAGAAATGCCGTGCTGGTGATGGCCGGGAAGTCTGTTTCGATCCAATCGCTGGACGCATCGATGAACTTGCCAGTGACCCTGTTGAAGTTTTCACGGCGCGGCATTCTGGTTGAAAACGTGATGGCAGATCGGAAGTCATCCAGCGTCAGTGACTTTACGCTGGCATTGTATACGCCGACCTTGCACTTCCACTCACCGCCAGAGAAAAACAGCGCGCCATTGCAGGCTTCCATCATGTCGGCCAAAGCATTGCCTATGGTGCTTTCGGCGCTGATGACACCATCAATCGTGTATCTTGTCTGGGTTCCACCGCCAGCCAGAGGAATTGCATCATCGCAGTCATTGGTGGCCGCTGCGAAATAAGTGTCATCAACCTCTGGGTCATTAAGGCCATAGGACGACGTGATGTAATCTCGAAGCACCCGTGCAGCATTGTTGCTGTATGAGGTGGTGGCGGTGACAGGGTTGTACACCTTCTTGCCACTGACGACGGCTGTGAAGGTCGGCATCCCGCCGCTGAAGACATCCTGATCGTATTCAATGCGCGCATAGAGATAGGCGATCCCAAGGCCGACGAATGTGCTTGGCAGGTCGCATTCGGCGCTGATCGTATCACGCAGGTTGGTGGCAGCATTGCTGAAGTTTGTGGTCCAACTTGTCTGGTTGCCAAGATGCTTCAGCACGCGGATTTTGCTCTTCCATCGCGTCCCGGTCACATAGCCGCTGGCATCAAGGGTCACGATCTCGTCATTGACGTAGATATCACCGATAGCTTCAACCTCATGCCCTGCGAGGGCGATGATCATGTGCAGGTATTTGTTCGAAGTTCCCGTGGTTTCCAAGAACGTGATGATGCCGCCCTTACGGACTTGGCCATAGACATATTCATGGGGTGCCGCTGGTTGGCGAGAGTTAATCAAGGTGCCGCGATTGGCCGCCCCTGCGCTGGGAACCAGTTTGCGAAGGGCAAAGGATGTCAGAGCCGTCGTGACAAGCGTGCCAACGGCCCATGCGCCGACCGACAGGGCTGTCCCGAAAATAGTAAATGTGGTTGCTGCCGTCGCAGTCGATCCGAGGATGGCCGCGCCGATGGTGACGGGATCACGCGGGGCGGCATCCCACCCGGCATGACGCATAACATTGAACGGCGTTTTCAGCGTCATACCCATGCCCCTTCGATCTGCTCTATCGGCAGGTATATCACATCGCTCTCGCCAAGGAAAACAGCCGTGACGCCCATCGCAAGCCCAAAGGCATACCCGGTAAAATATGGGCGTTCAGATCGCATGACGACCAGCGCACCTTTGGGCGGAAAGCTGTTGACGCGGGTCAGGCCAGCGTCGAGGGCGTCTATCATACTAGGCGTGCCGAAATTGTCGAAAAGCAGTCTTGCCAACTGCTTCTGACCGAGATCGGCATATTTGCCCATGATCTGGTCAGCATATCCGCGCCCGCGCATCGCAGCCCAAGCGCCATTCGTGAAAGTGAAGCAATCATGCACGCCGATGGCAAAGGGCTTGCCGCGCTGCGCCTTCACATAGCTTATGAGGATATCTTGCGGCCCCATGCGATCTCTTTGTCCTGAAGCTCCTCGACATAGTCGAAGAAGGTGTCAGTTGGGTAGCGCAGCTTGTGACTTTCAGAGGTATAGCGGCGAACATTTGGGCGCTGCAATGTCACCAGCTTGCTCTCGACAGTCAGTTCAATGGTGGCCGACGATCCGTCCTCTTGCAGGGTCATCACGTCCATCAGACCAGCGAACACCTCGACGAAGTCGCTTACGCCAGTGACGCCGAGAAGGACACGCGCAGAGCGGCCCTGATACGGTTCCTGAATTGCCAAGCTGACCAAGGATGTATCTACCCCTGAAAGCGTCAGAACGATGCCCTTGGCGCTTAGATCGGCCACTTCCTCAATGCCACTGATCGAAAGCAGGGTGCCTGCGCCGATGTATGTCTGGCCGCCGATGGTTCTGTTGCCGAATCCTGTCCACAGCCGCACGGGGGCGGTGCTGAAGTTCATCTCGACCGCATAGAACAGTTCGACGCTCTCGCCTGCCAGAGCATTAAGGATCGCTACAGGGACTGTGCGGCTCATCCTATGGCCTCCATGCAACTGAAGCTGATGCCATAGATCGAAGCCTCGTTGACCGACCAAGATGACTCGTTGCTGGCAAGACGCCAGCGTCCAACAGTGTTTGTCACAACGACGGTCGCATTGTTGGCCGGGGCCGTGCGGATGTGAGGCCACAGAAGCAATGTTGCCTGCCCGCTGGCATTTGTGTTCACGTCGGCAAGAACCTTGTGCAAAGTGGCAGAGGAAGCGGCCCCAAGCTGCACATAGTCCCCAGCCCTTAGCCATCCCGTCACGTTGGCAGTGCAGCCATCTATGGCAAGGTCTTCCCCGACTTGGCTTGCTCCGTTGACAAGTGGAGTGCCGCCTATCGCACCGCGTGGGGTAGCGCCAATCGGATCTCCCATCGTGAATGTGCCGAAGCTGCCACGCAGGCTGACCAGCCAAGCGACCCATTGCTCTGCATCTGCGCGGATCATGGGCGGCAGGCTCACATCAGCCTGCCACATCTGCCCGGCGCTGGCCTGCGCTTGGCTGGCATAGGTGAACGGTGACCGCTCCACAGTGACCGCGTTGGTGGCCCGCAGTTCCATGCTTCTGCGCCCGGTGTGCGACGGCAGGGTCAGAGGATATGTAATCGCCATCAGTAGCCCATCCCATTGACGCTGCGCCGCTGTGCATCGAACACGGCGGCCTTGGTGCTTTCCACGATCTTCGGCAGCATGGCTTGGATTTCCGCACGGCTCACACCAGCGCCGAAGGTGTTCTGCTGAATGACCGTCACACCCTGACCGCCGCCCAGCTTATTGTTTGGGACAACCTGCGCGTTGCGCGACGGGACAACAAGCTCTGGCCCGCGCTCACCGACCATGTAGGCCCGACCGCCAGTGACCGGGCCGCCCATAGCTTTAGCGCCAGAAATAGCAGGTGCCAGAGCCGGGAATATCGACCCAATCAAGCCCATCGCGGCGTTTACGATTCGCTGCACGACAAGCACCTCGTAGAGCTTCAGGATGATGTTGCGGGCCATGTCGCGGAAGGCGTCCTTCACCGACTTCGTGCCATCAACCATCGACATGAAAGCACCTGAGAAAGAGTCGCGGATCGTGTCTGCGATGGCCTTCATGTTTTCTTGCTGCCTTTTCAGCTCATCAGCGGCTGCTTTAGCGGCACCGCCAGCCTTATCGGATGCCTCTGCGGCAGCATCGCCGAAGATGTCTACCTCTGTCGTGCCAGCGGCCACTGCGCTTGTCAGTGCATTCCAAGCGCCAGAAATTCCCGTCTTAGCAGTTTTAAAAGCATCTTGAGCAGAATTTGCAGCATTAATAGATGCTTCCGACCATCCAGCGACTGACTCACCCGCAGATTTAGACCAATCAGAAATGTATTCATCAGCGACAAGGCTACCCAATCCGACAGAATCCACAAATTTGTTCCAGCCAGATATCATGGCATTCACAAGGCCTTCCCATTTTTCCATAATCATGGAAAACGCGGAGACAAACTTTCCGACCATGCTTAATGTGAGAGCAACTATCACAAGCCGGAAACCTTCAGCATACCAAGACATGCCAGAAAAAACTGCTTTGGCCAAATCCCAAAGCAGCTTCATGGCATTACCAAAGCCGCCTGCGCCTTCCTTCAGACGGAGGAAGAGTTCAACTAGCTTTGCCAAACCAAGAAGAAGAGCAATTGGCAGCAGGCGCATCATGGCCGCACCAAGCGCTTTTAGCGTACCCGTAAGACTGATAGCTGCAAATTGCAGCCTGAACATGATGACCTCTTTGGCCACCAAAGCCCTTCCAGCCAAAACTGTCTGGTAAGCCAAATATTGGGCTGCGGCTGCACTTGCAGTAACAGCCGCAGCAGAGATCATAGCCGCAACTTTTAGGGCAGCAAACCTCAGAGCAAGCAGGCCCACAAATATAAGAACAGTGTCGATCTGGCCAGACATTCCGCCGAAAACAGACCCAATGATTGACCCAAGCTCTTTTATAGATGCCACAACAGCAGACACTGGTGCCTGAAGAACCCCGAGGACCGAACCAAGGTTTTCGATCTCACGGCCAGACTTCTGAGCAACAACGCCCAAGGCGGCCACGACGGCGACAACGGCACCGATCACGGCACCAGCCGGGCCGAAGATTTGCAAAAGCTGCGGTGCCTGCTGGCCGAATGCCTGCAAGCCGTTGGTGCCGTTGGCCAACTGAACTGCAAAGTCACCGACCTGAAAGCCTGCCTGCTGGAGCGCGCCCTTGGCCCACTTCTGGGTTGCTGTGTTGGCAAGGCCAGATGCCTGAGAGAAGCCCCTCACACTTGATGTGGCAGCGTTTACCGTAGCTGCCGTGCGAGTGACCTGATCCTGAACGGCCTTCAGGGGAGCCGTGGCGCGGTCGATGACCCGTAGGTCAAATACGAGACTTTCGCTCATTTTCCTCGCGCTCCTTCATGACGGCAAAGTAGGCCACCCATTCATTATACTCATCAAGCGAGATTTCCTCAATCTCCGAGATGGTCTTGCCCAACCTGTCTGCCAGCGCCACCAAGTTGAGCCTGAATGGGTCGCCTCTTAGTTTTTTGTGTGATCCTCAATGCTCGTCGCGTTGAACACAGCGCCGAACACTTTGGCGATCACGCCGACAGGCTCACTCATCAGGATCGGCTTGTCCTCAAGGGTGAACGCCTTGTCGCCCTTCTGGTCTTCGCACTTTTCAATGACCATCTCGACCATCGCACCCAAGGAGGTGTTGGTCAGAAAGTCCTTGTACTTGCGCTGGACCTTTTCGATGTCCCGTGCGCTCACCGACGTGAAGAAGAGGCGAAGAGGAGTTTCCCCCTCGCCCCATTCTTCGACATCGACGAAGCCACGCTGCTGGTCAGCCCGTTTGGCTGCGATGCGTCTTGCCAAGCTCATTATACAGCCGTCAGTTGTGAGAGAGGTCCAGTGCCTTGGCAGGAGATCGAAATCTCGACCAAGCCATCATAAGATGCCGTCAGATTGCGGCTCGTCACGATGGCACTGCCACTGTAGTAGATGTCACCCGCTGTCGCACCCTCTGGGTACAGGTTCAGCGTGACGGTGGCACCGACAGTCAAGGCACCTTGTCCAGTGGTGTTTGTCTCATCCCAAAGGCAATCGACAGTCGCAGTGAACGTCTTCAAACCCGCAAGATAGGTTCTTGAAACATCCCCCATGCTGCTGTCGTCGATGGTGTCGCCAGTTTCTTCGACCGAGTAAGAACGGATTTCAGCGATTGCGTTGGTGGACCCGACTCTAACGGTTCCTTCGCTTCCTGCATGAGTAGCCATAGGAGCCTCCTTGTGTGGCTATTTCTGTATAAACTGATGATGCGGATTATTAAACCGCAGTCTGCGTTAGCGCGCCAGTGCCTTGGCAGGAGATCGAAATCTCGACCAAGCCATCATAAGATGCGGTCAGATTGCGGCTCGTCACAATGGCGCTGCCAGTGTAGTACACGTCGGTGGCCGTTGTACCCTCTGGATACAGGTTGAGGGTGACCGTAGAACCGACAGTCAAAGCGCCCTGACCATTTGTGTTCAGTTCATCCCAAAGGCAATCGACAGTCGCAGTGAACGTCTTCAAGCCAGCGATGAAGGTTCTCGAGACATCACCCATGCTGCTGTCGTCGATGGTGTCCCCGGTTTCCTCAACAGAGTACGAACGGATTTCAGCGATTGCGTTGGCACCGACTCTTACGGTTCCTTCGCTGCCTGCGTGAGTTGCCATAGGAGCCTCCTTTATCTGGCCGTTTCAACGTCTGTTAGACTAGTGACATACCTTACAGCAAAAGTCATCGTTGCGATGCCAACAGGCTGCTCAGTCTCACCAGAAAAGTCGATGCTCGTCGATGTTAGCACCGATTCCTTCGCAATGCCACCTAGCGTGAAGTCCGCTCCGATAGCCTCTTCAACCTGCACCGCTATGGCGTCAACCGCGCTATCAAGAGATGCAGTGGCATTCTCATAGATCGAAACCGTGATCTCGACCGTGCGATCTAGGGACTTCACGCCCATTGTCGCGCCCATCGTCATCAGGCCGGATGTCTCGGCACCAGCGGTGACCGTGATGGCTGGCAACTTGGCCTGCGTCAGCGGATAGACCCGCGTGGCGAAAACCCGGCTGGAGACCAGAGTGACGCCAGCGGTCAGAAGCGTCACGAACTGGTCGCGTATCTGCTTTCTGACGTGGGACATTACTGCTTCTCCAACTGAACGACGGTGACGCCCGTGCCATCATGTATCCAAGCGCGGACCTTGTAGGTCACGCCGGAGATGACCATCGTCTGGTCCTCTGCGATGGACGGGACATTTGATGTGCGGCAGGTCAGGCGGGGCTGCTCCTGATGCACGGAAACGAATCCGCCAGCGTCCACTGGCACCGTCTCGTTGTCAAAGATGCCACGGATCGTGCCGCCACTGTAAGTGACGTTGACCGCGAACTCATCGACGTTGAACAGTGTCAGCAGATCGGTGGCGAAGGGCAGGGCCATGATTATTCTTTCGCGGCCCGCTTCGAGACTTTGGGCGCATTGCTGGCATCAAGGCCAACGCTGCGATCAGCGACGGCAGAAGCCGCACGCTCAGGGGCAGCCTGAACCCGGCCCATAGCCAAGAGAGACTTTCCCTCCTGCTCGGACAGCTCGACGATCTCGCCAGCATTGCGGGCAGCGCCACCTGCCACGCAGGATTTGAGGATCAGGTAGTTTGCCATTCTAGCCTCCTGTTGAGGTTGGGGGCGACCGAAGCCGCCCCCATTCCATTTGAGTGTCATTAGACGCCGTCGTTGTTGTAGGCGAAGGACACAGCATGGCGAACTGCCACATCGACCGTCTGGAGGGCGCGGATGCGAACCGTACCCGAAGACGAAGCGGTGTAGGGGTCAACCAAGATGTCCAAGCCGCCGTACATGCCGATCAGCAGGTCCGCGAAGTTGCCGAAGAACAGGTCGCCAGAGGTGACTTGGTTCGACACGATGGCGCGGTAGCCGTTGATCGTATTGCCGGGCTGCTCGACCACGAAGAGGCCCTGACCAGAGGCCTTGGCAGTGGTCTTCAGCGCGCCGTACATGCTGGCAGGCAGGATGTAGGCGAGGTTGCCCAGCAGGGCGTTGTCCTCGGCCACAGCGGTTTCCAGAGCCACGACTTCAGCGAAAGTCGGGTTGGCCGCAGCAAACGAGGTCGGCTTGTTGACACCAGAGACGTTCTTGATGCCAGTGGGCTGGCCCGAAGAGCCAGAGCCAGCCAGACCGCCGAGGTCGATGGCGAGAGCGATAGCACGCGACAGGTCGTCACGAACCAGAGCTTCGATATCGGGCGAGGACTGCATCATCATCAGGCGCGTGATGTCGGTGAAGGCACCGAGGGTCTTCGGGGTCATAGTGACCTGACCGAAGGTCGGCTCCGACTCAGAAGCAGCGCCGCCTTCCGTCGAAATCCAGCCAGCGGAAGCGCCAGCAGTCTTCTTCGGGATAGCCACGTTGCCCTTGAGGCCGTTCAGCATCGTCGCGCCAGCCTGCATCACAGACGAAGCGTTACGCAGAACGTCGATGAAGTCACCGCCACGGAAGTCTTGAGCGATCACGCCCGAGTCATCAGTGGTGTTCAGGTCACGCTTTGCCCACGACCGCAGAACGTCGGCGGGGATCATCAGGCCTTTGGCATCAGCACCAACAGCACGCTGGGCAGCAGCCGAGGCTTCGAATTCGAAGCGGGCTTCTTCCTGAGCGCGGAAGTCGGTCGGGTTCGCCATAGCGCGGATCGCAGCCATGAGCGAGAACTTGCGGACCTCTTTCTGGGTCAGGCCGATGTTGGCCGTTTCCAGAGGCTTGTTGCCGATTGCTTCAAGCAGTTCGCCACGGAATTCCGCGAGAGAACGACCAGAAGAAATGGCTTTGTCAGCCAAATCACGCTTGTTGTGCGATGCGCCGAGACGGATCATCTCAGCAGCATCTTTGGCAGCGGCACGGGCAGCTTCGGCCTTGACCGCGTCCAGATCAAATTCAGCCATTTTGGCCTCCTTGATAGGGGTTGCAGGGATAGAGGTGGTCAGGTCGTCCGCCGCCGATCTGCCAACGCCAACTGTCCTGTCGGCGGGGATAGAAACGATGGAAACTTCCATAGGCATCCAAGAAGTGGCTCGGTACGTTTCCTTGCCTTCCTTGTCGAGTTTGTTGATCTGATAGCCGACCGAGATGTTGGCTCGGATGCCATCAGTCACGTCATCGAAAACCTCTTTGGCAAGCCCGTTTCTCCCGAAACGAACAGTCGCACGGAGACGCCGTGCCGAGCCATCCAAGGCAACCGATTCTACAACGCCGATCTGCTTGGTCGGATCGTGATCCAGCAGAAGAGGCGCTCGGCCAGAATTCAAGAACGACAGATCGATGCTGCCGGGCTTGTGGTCGAGGATTTCAATGCCGAAGGACCGCTCAACGGGTTCCTCGGATGAGACGGCGATCTTGACGCGCCGAGCGTCATTGTCGATCACCTTGTCTTCAAATGCCATCGCACGGGTTTCGATCCCGTCACGCGAATAACGCTCGGCCTGAAGCTCAAGATCATCCTCTTGCGCCTCGGTCGGTTCGATGTGTTCTTCTTCCAGCATCGCTGCGTCCTCCATTTCACGGGCGATCATATCAAACTCACCCCCATCTTGCATAGAGCGCGCATCCTCGGTGGCAGGCTCAAACTGGATCGGCTCGAAATTATTGCGCTCCAGCCATGCCCGAGCCTCTGCCACAGTGAAGAACTGGGTGCGGAAACGGATCGCCTGAATCTCGCTGGTGTCGTCCTTGATGCCGAAGATGTAGTCAACGCCCCGGCCACCGCCGTTGTTGCGACGGCGGAAGCTGTCGTATTGGCGAGGATCGCGGATGCGGGCAGCATGTTCATTTGCGTAAGGGCGCTCACCAGCGGCGCGGGTGCGGTCATCCTCATCATCCATGTCTTCGTCCTCATCGTCCATGTCGTCAACGATGCCATCGGCCCATGACTTGCCTGCATCGCCTCCCCAGAGCGCCCACGCGATCCTGCCATTCGACGGATAGCCGTCTTCACCGGGCCGGAAGCCTTGAGCCTCTTTGTCCACCTCATGGCGGGCGAAGAAGCTCTTCATGCGCTTGACAGTGCTGTCGGAAAGCTCTTTGCCGTTCACGATGTCACGGGCGCGGGCAATGCCGACCTCGGTGCCACCGCGCCCGAACTCGCGCCGCCAATAAAGGCCGCGCTGGGCTTCTTCCTTCATCTCCTGCGTCGGCTCATAGGACATGCTTATTCCTCCACCTGAGCTTCGACAGGCAGCTTCGAACCGAATGGCTCATAGGCCATCGCAAGGCCGAACTGCTTGGCCATTTCCTTGTCGCGCTCAATCTGCGCGAAGGTCTCTTCAGCATCACGACCATAGGTGGCAGCGATGTCGGTGTGGCTCAAGATGCCGTTCTGTAGGCCGACGACAGCCGCGTTGATCTCCTTCAGCGGGTCAACCCACTGGAAGCCACGCGCACGCCAAGAGATGCCCATTGAGAACTTGTCGAACTTGCCCGGCCCGTTGATCGGGATCAGCGCGAAGTCCATGACGTGGGCCATCCAGACGCGGAACAGAGGATCGATGAAGTGTTCGATGAAGAAACGCTGCTGGGTTTTGTAGAAGTCCCGCTCCTCAAGCGCGCCCTGCCGAACCGACGAATAGGACGTGCCTTCCAGATCGTTGGCCAGCGCGGTGTAGCTGATGCCCAGACCGCCAGCGATTCCGCGCAGGATCGCCTTCTCAAAGTCGGCAAAGGCCGATGTCGGGTGATTGGGGTCAAACGGGGTGAAGTCAACGCCAGCCGGAAGCTGGTGGAACGTGCCGGGTTCAGCGTCGTACATCGGGGTGAAGGTGTCTTCGAACCCGTCAGCCGTGAAGCCATCGCCAGCCGGGGATGTGAAGAAGCCCATCTTGGACGCGCCGACGCGGGCCGCCGTCAATTCGGCCTCACGGTAGCCGTGCAGCATCTTCAAGGCTGGCATGGCCGTCACAAGCTCAGGCACGCCACGGGTCTGATCTGCGCGCTCCTGCACATAGATGTGAATGATCTGATCCGCCGGGATGCGCTGGCGAAACAGACCCGTCGTCGTGGTGGTGTAATCATAATCGCCGGGATTGTTCACCAAGACGTGATAGGCGGAAACACGGCGGGTATCAGCGTCCAACTCGACGCCCATGCGAACTTGATTTCCATTTCGCAGTGTTTCGTTCATCTGCTCATCGACCCGGTCAGGCTCAATGATCTGAACGCCGATGCCGTGGCGCAGATAGGGCTTGCGGACGATGTGCAGGAACACCTCGCCGTCACGCTTCACGCCGCGAACCACTGCATTCGACAGGTCGGTCATCGACATCTTGCCGTCAACAGTAGATCCGCCCAGGCGCGAGAACTCAGCCCAAGCCGCTTCAATAATGTTGTTCCCGGCCATGTCGATAGAGCCATCGACGTTCCGGCCCTTTAGCTGAAGGCGGAAGCCGTTCTCGCCGACCACGTTGGTCTGAACGAGTTGCAGATAGCGGCGGGCGTATTCGTTGTTGCGCTCCAGATCGCGGGCGCGGTTGCGTAGATCACGCAGAACCCACCGAATCTCAGAGTCGGCAGACTTGTTGCTGCCCTTGAAGTCCATGTACAGGCGGCCCTTTGAGGCGGCCAGATAATCACGCTTCCCGGTCGCCTTTTTCTGGCGCTTGAACATGTCGAAAAGGCCCATCAGCCGAACCTCACTTTAATCGTGCTTCCTGTGGGCTTACCGCGCCGCGCTCGGTCTTTGACGACCTCCTGCTGGAACTCGGCCTTGTATTGGTCCCGTGCCGTCATCAACTCGCCAAAGCTCATCTTGGTCAGAGAGCGGCCAGCGATGGAGTAGCTGCCGACATCACTGTCAGCCTTGCCTTGGAGGATGGATTCGATCTTGCCGATCATGATCTCGGCATGGCTGCGAGGATCGGCACCATTCACGTCAAGGTCTTGAATGATGGTAAACTCGCCGCGATCAACCACGATGCGGTTGCTGGTCGCCGTCTGCACCACCTCAAGCTGCCAGTGGTAGTAGCCAGCCTCATAGCCAGATGTCGTGGAACTTGACGCGGTGAACAGATATGTTCCGCCAGTTTCAGACCCTACCAACAGAATCTCTGTATTCCCGCCGCCCGTGATCCGAGCGACATACTGCGCGCTGTAGGATGCCAGCGGGTAGTCCTGAACCAGATCAGAACGCTTCCACTGAATGAAATCGCCGACGACGATCTCAAGCGGTTCGCCCTCTGGCGCATTGGCAGCGTCAAAAAGATTGGCCATTACCTGTATCCGTGGACAAAACCGCTCCGCATAGGCACCTTCGGCTTGCGGGAGACCGAAGGCTGCTCGGGAGATGATACCCGATTTTGGGCCTGAGTGTAAACAGCCTCAAGGTTTAGGTTGAGAATAGCCAAAGCAGCCGTCGCATAGACCCGGCAGTCGAGGGCTTCGTTGCGCGTCCTGATCTTTGCCCACTCCATCCTCGGCCTGCCCTTGAAGTAGCGCGTGACCTTCTTTTCAGCCGTCAGCATGCGGAAATACTCATCGCTGCGGCCAACCGGGAAGTGGCAGTAGCCCTCGCCCTCTTCCCTGATCTTCAGCCGTGCGTAGACGATCTCCTTGGCCGTGTCGGTGCCGACCGGGAATAGGTTGATTTTGCCGATGTTGTTCTTCGTCGGCCTGCCTACAATCGGCTTGCCCTCGCCGCCGACGCCCTTGATGGCGAACACACGTCGGCCAGCCCGCAGGCGCGCATAGTTGTAGACCTGCTGGGTGTAGTGGCCGCCAGAGTCCACGCAGACAGATCGAATGACCATGTCACCCAAGGTCGGGTGGTCAAACTTCCGCCCCAATGTCACGTCGAGGCGGTTCCACAATTCAGCCGACGATGGGTCGCCGTACATCGTCTCATATGCCAGCGACCATGTTTCCTCGCCCCGGCCCCAGCCGACGATCTCGATTTCCAAGCGGTCGTCCTGCACGTCAACGCCAGCGGTGATGAGCAGCACATCCTCGGGCAACTCATCTCCCCAGTTCTCGGCGCGCTCCATCAGGTCCATCTCATCGACCTGTTCGCCCTGCTCTTCCCATGTCTCGCCCAAGAACGTGTTGATCCACGTCTTCAGGCGCATGGGGTCACGCTTCGATTTCAGGAACTCATCCACTGCATCTGGGATCGATACCCAAGGCGAATAAAGTGATGATATGTGAAATCCAGCAATGCCATAAAATGGTGCTGCCGCCACCCACCTGCCATTCGAGACAGCCTTGTGCCGCTGAACATCAGACCATGCTGCGCCGCACTCCTCGCAATAATATGCCGCAGTTGATGCCTTTTTCTCCGTCCACTGCACCTGCGCCCAGCGAAGCGTTTGCATGTGGTCACAGTGCGGGCAAGGCACATAATATTGCCGCTGGTCGCTTTCCTGATATGCAGACTCAATCCTGCTTGCGCCTTTGTCGGTAGGGGTGCTGACAAGAACTATCTTCCTGTTCCAGAAAGTCATCGCACGCTTGGTTGCCAGCGCCACAGGGTCGCCTTCCTCGCCCGCAGAAACTGGATATCTGTCCACCTCGTCGCAAAGCACAATCCTGATCGGCCTTGAGGCAAGCCCCGCAGGACTGTTCGCGCCGACCATGCTCAAAGCGCCACCGGGGAAGGTCTTGTGCAGCGTTGTGTTGCCACTGTCTCGGGCGCGAGGATCTTTAACCTTACCCCTCAGAGATGGCGTTGTAGACAACAAGCCAGACGTGATCCTGTCCTTCGAAAAGGATTGCGCCATCTCAACTGTCGGCTGCATAAGAAGAATAGGGCTTGGGTCATGCTCAATGTGATAGCCGATGATATTCAGAAGCGCCTCAGATTTGCCCAACTGCGCGCCCGACATAATGACGACCTGCTTGATGTTTGGGTCAGAACAGGCGTCCATCATCCCGCGCTGATACTCAGCCCGAGATGTATTCCATCGACCAGCCTCTGCGCTACTCTGAGAACTTAGCCGTCTTTTTTGGTCTGCCCACTGGCTTACGGTTAGCTTTGGCGGTGGCTTCAGGATCTCCATCGCCCCCTTCAGGCTCAGAGAAAGCAACCCCAGTGCCTGAGGGGTTTGAAAGTGGGTCATAGTTTGAGAGTTCATCTAAGCATTCCCTGATCTGCTTCTCCAGCTTGTCTTGGATGCTCAAAGCATCATCATCAGCCGCAAAGATTGGCCCCATTTTGGTTGGGATCGACAAAAGCTTGGCCTTGAGTGCTGAAAGCACATCTTCCCATGCCGAAACTACCGCAGACACAATCGCCAACTCGCCCCTGATCTTGGCAAGTTCCAACTCAGCAATCGCTGCTTCGGCTGCGACCTTTCTGGTGCGCGCCTCATCATACGTCATGTATTCAGGCTGTGTCTCAGTCATGGCACCATCTTTTTTTTTACTCTGCTGAACTCTTCGATGGTCCTGTCCTGCTTTGCCGAATTGCAACTCAGGCACATGACAGACATGTTCTCAATCACATGCTTGCCGCCGCGAGAAAGAGGAAGATTGTGGTCAATCGTCCTCTGCGTTGGCTTGACCGGGTAGGATTGCGTCATCGCAACGCCACAGTGGGAGCAGTTTGTGTATTCCCTCAACATCATGCTCAACCTTGGAACTGTCACTGAGCCATCGCCCGTCTCGTCCATCATGCGCTGGCGTTCTGGCCTATCAGACTTTTCGTGCATAATCGCCGCGATGCAGCACTTGCAGTATGGCCTTTTCTTGTCGCGGCCATTCGGGGCATACGAAAATTCATCAAACGGCAATCGAAGGCCACACTCAAAGCAGGTCTTCATCTGCTCTGCGATATCTATTTCAATCTGCTCATGGGTTCTTCGCGGGCTGCAACAATACGGAAGGTAACCTTTGCGCTGCGCGTTGTAGAAATGCCTGCGCTCCTTCACTTCACCGCAAATGGTACATTCCTGAAGTTCGGCAAGCCAAACCTGCTTTCTGGCATGGGCAGACTCTTTTTTTGCCTTTGCCGTCGGGCTTTCATACCCCGCTGCCTTGTTATAGCGCGATGAGTGGCAAGCCTTGCACATTGACTTAAACTTCCCATTGCCAAGGTGAAAACCAGATGCCGGCTTCCATTCGCAGCAATGCTTGCACAACACCTCAGTGCCGCTCTCCGTCTCTCGGATGCGGGCGTTGTATGCTTCGATCTGGGCGCTCCCGTATGGCATGACTAGGATGATCTCGCGTTTCGAACCATAACTCAACGGATATTCTGTCTGGCCAGAAAACTTGGGGCGCGAACTACC